ATTAGTGATCATGGCTTGATCTCTTTTGCGCATTGCCGAACCAACTTCTTTAGTTGTTGCACTTGACCTTGTGGCATAATTATAAGTATCTCCGGCCGTTTTACATGGTTGCATTAATGGATTAAATTTAGATGGCTTGTTCTTGGAAAATATAAACATATATTCAAACTCAGCATCATAACGATTATGGTTTAATGGCATATAATTATTCTTTTGATATATCATAGTATCATGCAGATTAAACCCACAATCCATAAAATACAAGGCCTGCCTGAATGACGTTCCAGTTTCACTTCCATTTATGGTAGCATCCCCAACAACCCATACAACGACACCGCCAACCTTTGTAACGCGGAATAGTTCTTTTGCCAATCCTTCAAAATCCCATGTAAACCCGTTATAGGTTCGAAGATTGTCATACGGGGGGCTGGTCACCGTTAAATCAATACAATCATCATCTAACTGTTTTATCAAAGTCAGATTGTTGCCACAATATACTTTGTTTAAATCTAACATATACTATAATTAGATTCGAAAGTATACATACTTAATCAAAAGAGTTGAGGGTTTGGGGCAGAAGAAAGACTCTTGCGAGGTATGGCAACGTTATTTAGGTATCCTTAAGGTGTGTGGTATCTATGGCAAAGTGGAGATGTCCCGTTATACGTGTCATTATGGTTAGGAGGTGGTGTAAGATGTTCCCCATTTCCTCAACAAATGATAATTGGTGTGGTCGATATTAATCCTTTCGGTAAAAAAAGAGGGATTAACAGAATTTTGAGAGCACCCAATCTTTTGTATCGGGTATCTCTTTTTTCGGTTTGGCGTCGCCAGGGATGTCCATTCCCAAAACCCGCCAGAATTTGCCGTCTTTTTGTGCCTTAATCCGGGTCGGAAGTTTCCACGTGTAAGCATATTCCTTTAGCGCTTCGTCTATGTTGGTGGCGTATCCGCCTAAAGCTGTGACAAACTCAAGAGCCTTTTTGTAGGGGAACGATTGAGGCGGATGATCTAAACATATCCACTGCGAAATAGGGTGGTATGACATATCGGTGAAATAATCCACTCGTAACGTATCGGTCTTACCGTTTTTACCCGCATGCCTGGAAAACATTACGTCTTCCACATCTATCCATTCGGGTTCGCTCTGTATCATTTCCCCATCGTATGCTGTCGGGTCGTGGGGAGCCGGCGCGGGAAACTCGTGTCCGCATTCCGGGCACGTGCGAACGGAGATAGGAAGGATGGTATGGCACTTGATGCACTCTTTTGCAGGAGCTTCCCCCGTCCCATCTTTTCGGGATCGCGTCTTTTTAGGTGGTTGGATATTGTCAATAGTGCCCAACCGTTCGGTGTTTCCGCCAAAATCCAATATTAGACAGTCCTTCTTGCCCTCGCAGATCCGCATACCTCGCCCGACTGCCTGAACAAATTTAGAAGGGCTTTTAGTCGCCATCAACAAAACAACCATATCAGTTTGGGGCGCGTTGAACCCCTCTGTCAGGATATTGACATTGACAATACACCGGAGATTCCCCGCCTTGAACCGTTTGAGGGTAAGCTCTCGTTCCTCTTGTGGACTTTCTGATGTAACAACATGGTTCACAATCCCACGCGCTGTTATCTCATCTGATACGTGTTGAGCGTGGTTAATCGACGTCGTGAACACCATCCATGATTTACGATCATGCCCGTATGCAATCATCTCGTCCACTGCCCGCCGGGTTAGTATAGTGCTGTCCGCGGCAACCTCTAAATCTTTGGTATTATAATCTCCTGCTGTCGTTCGGACGTCTGAAAGATCTATTTTTTCAACCCCTCCTTTAGATATCACCGGGCACAGATACCCATCATTGATAAGCCGGACGATATCAATCTCATAATACAACGTGTCAAACAACCGCCCCTCGCCCTCGTATAACAGCCCGCTATCAAGCCTATACGGCGACGCGGATAATCCAAGTATGACAATGTTAGGGTTGATAGTTTTCAGGTCTTGAATCAGTCTGGCGTAGCTCGTTCCGTCCTCGCTACTGACCTTATGCGCCTCGTCTATTATGAGGAGGTCTACTTTTCCGAACAAAAATCCTTTCGTTGTGATGCTTTGGATACCGGCAAAAATAGCCCGGTTTTTCGTGTTGCGGGAAGATAACCCGGATGAATAGACACCCGTGTCCGCCTCTGGATAATGCCGGAGAAGTTCCTGCCGGTCCTGTTCAATAAGTTCATACCGGTGCGTGCACACGATGATTTTCGTATTGTCCCAGAGGGTAAGGAGGGTCTTGCAGATATCTGCAAGGATGGCGCTCTTGCCCGAACCGGTCGGAGCTGAGATAATGCCGGAATATTCTTTGAGTTTGACATGTGCAAAAAACGCATCTATCGCGTCCTGCTGGTAGGGTCTAAGAATCATAATCCATTCTCCATTATCTCTTCATATTCTTCTTTTGTGTAGTAACACTTACCCCCGTGAATACTAATCATGTGGGTGAAATACTCTTCCCACTCTTCGCGGTTGTAATTTGTTTTTGAGTGGCACGATGGGCAGAGTGGCACAAATAATCTTTCGTTGTCGTTACAACAGACTTCCTTATCATATCCAACATGGTGTACACAATGCGCTCTCCCACCCTCTTCTTCCGTCTTTCCGCAAACTGGGCACTTATTACCCCAAAACGCGCGGACACGTTCCTTAAAATCTTTGTTGAAGAGAATACAGTACGGCTCAAAAGATATTCCACCTTTCCACATGGGTGAGCGTTCGCCACTGAGAAACATACCCTTACATTTAAGTGAACAATATATCCCACCCCCACGTTTGATATGGCTAAGATGTACATAAAACACCTTACCACATACCGGGCATATCCGTTCTACTTTAGTATCCCTACCGATATTAAAACATTTTTGTGAACAATATATCCCATAACCTTCCTTTAACCTACTGGGGTGTGTGTAGAATGTCTTTCCGCAAACCGGGCATATTTTTTCTACTTTAGTAGATTGACCAATATCCCTACATTTTTGTGAACAATAAATACCACCCCTATCCTTGATTCTACTGGGTCTTGTATAGAATACCTTCCCACAATTAGGACATATTCTTTCTACTTTAGTAGATTTACCAATATCCATACATTTTTTGGAACAATATATCCCATTACCGGCCTTGATTTTACTGGGTATTGCGTAGAATGTCTTTCCGCAAACTGGACATATTTTTTCTACTTTAGTAGATCGACCAATACCCCTACATTTATTGGAACAATATATCCCATTACCGGCCTTGATTACATTAGGGAATACGTAAAATACCTTTCCACAAACTGGGCATATCCGTTCAATTTTACTCATTAGTATTCCCCCACTTATCGCACCACTCAATATCTACTAAATAAATTGCCGGGCCTTTTGAGGTTAACGTGACTGTCATACCTCCATCTCCATCTTCATAATATCTAATATGCGTATCCTCAGTATATTTGTCCAGATACTGACTCCGCAGACATCCGCTAGGATGTTTATACTCGCATCCGCGGCACTTTGATTCCAAAATTGCTATTAAGTTACACATAATTCACCTCTAATTGTTCCCGGGAAACAATCAAATCATAATCCAAATTGTTGGCTTTGTGTGCGTTACATCGATGACACAGCGCACAAACATTATCTTTTGTATCTTTTCCGCCTTTTGATAACGGTATGACGTGATCGCGGGTCGGTCGCTCATCCTCCGTGAACTCTATCCCGCACTTCAGGCACTTATTACCTTGGGCTTGTATGATACGTTCAAACGCTTCGTTTGTTAATCTGTCTGTTCGTTTTGTGTTGCGTATAGCGTTTTCACGTTTCTTTTTTTTCATCAGTCCACCTCTAAAAAATGGGTGTTAGGGGTTTAATTTTTCATCGAGATACTTTTTAAGCTCGTGGCTGTGTCCATACATTGGCCCGTTTATTAATTTAACATCATCATATAGATAGATAATAGATGGGTCATCGCCCATGTCAACCTCACAGACGGGTAATGGGATTAAATCTGGGATATACATGTGTTGAGCGCAATATCTATAATCGTAGTCAGCATGGTCCATATCACAATCAAACACACCTGTATTGGGGTCCGGGGTGACACGCGCACATGTTCGGCAAGATACATTAGGGATACATTTGCCGTGGCAGATGTCCTTATAATCACAGTATCGGCATTGATAATAATCCGGGTTGTCGTTCAGCCGGGCTGGCGGCACGGTCGCAGTCGTAACAATGCGGGCTTTCTCCCGCAACCGGTCAGTATATGCCCGGTCAAACTTGACCCGTTCACCGTAGATGTCGTCCGTGTCTTTCAGGACGGCGAAATAATACGCACGATCTAACCCGGACCACAGCATATACAGTTGCATTTGTGCGTAATGCTGGGGTTTGGATTTCAGGACACCCGCGGTTTTCATCGCCTTGAAGTTCGCGGTGTTCATGGTTTTGACTTCGACGACGTGTTTCGTTTTTGGGGCTTCGGCAAATCCCACCCCTATCCCATCTACACTGCCCGACAAGAACTTATTATTTACATCGACAAAGTGGAATTGTTTGCCGTCCTTATCCCGCGTCTGGATGTCGATACCGATATCCGCGAGGTTCTTTAAGAGTCGCTCCTCTTCCCGGTTGCCGGTTTCAAACAGCCGAAGCATACGACCGTCGAACGAGGTTTTAGACTCTGCACACCACCGGAACTGATACCAAAGATACCTCAGACATGGGTGTCCTATCTGGGATGCGCCAAGGTGTTTTCGTGGTTGCATGACGGCAGCGGATTTAACATAATGCTCGTAAATCTGTTTTACGGTCGGGGTTTCTGTTTCGATAAAAATGTCTACCATTTTACATACCTAAAAATAGGGGGTTAGTTCCCGAATGGGAGTCCGGTTTTCATGTCATCTGCCGTTGGCAGAGTGGTCCCGCCGTTGATACTCTTGTGTTTGGTGACGTTGTAAGAGTCGTTACCGTTATACAAAGACTGCACGATGTCAATAAACATAATCTTGTTACGGAGGGTTGCATCGATCGCCGCAATGCCGCGAATCTCTTTGACGCCGCACGACGTGCAGATTTCCGCGAGTTTGCGTTCAGCTATACTTTTGGTTTTTACATCGCTCTCGGTGTTGTTGACACGGAACAAGTTCAGATTTTCGAAGATAGTCCGGTTTTTAAACGGCCCGTCAATAATCTGCCAAGTGAGTTTCAGATACTGATTGACTTTCTGACCCGGTATAACAGGTTCTCCGTTTTTGGGTTTTACATCGACAATCTGCGTTTCTTTAATCAGTGCTTTGTATGCCCCGGTCGGGATGGTCGGGAATACTTCTTCCTGTTTGATCTCGTTGACGTTAAAATTAAATTCCATGGTTTCAGTTCTCCTTAGTTGTCTTTTTCGTGTTCGCAGTCTGTTCGGTTGGATACAGGTATTTGGCAAATTCTGACCATACCATAGGGATCTCATCCGGCATCTCGTATCGGGTTTTTGCCGTGTATGCCGGGTTACTGTGTGTCAGTATCACATGCTCGCCGGCTGTGGTGGCGAGGTTGCGTTTACCGTCGTTTGTAGTATAGACCTTTACAAGCGCGTACCCAACAACGTCACACCATTCAACAACCCTGAGAGATTCAGTTTTGTACAGGTGGATGCTCTGTTTGTCGTATTCCGGGAGGAGTGGGTCGGCGACCTTGATAACAGCCGCGTGAGCGATCAGGATAATTGTCAGGCCCTTGTCCCTGAGAAGGTCAAGGCACTTGAAAAAGTTTGCCCATACCGCTGTGCGTGCCTGATATCCCGCGCCGTATGCTCCTTTGCTGATATCGGTGTATCGGTTCTCAACGCATACCTTGTGGGTTATCATTTCCTCTATGACATCCAGCGAATCGACAACGACGGTTTTAAAATCGTGTTCCTGCGTGTAAAGAGCTTCGAGGACGTCCATACATTCTGCGTATGTTTTCGCGCGGACACTCGGGACAGAAGATAATGCCGGTGGGATACCATCTTCCAGATTAAGCACAAATGGTTTGTGTGACTTGCACGCAAAAGTGGTTTTCCCGACCCCTTCCCCACCATAGATACAAATCCTAGGTGGTTTAGCGAGGTTAGTTTTTAGTTCAGCTAAGTTATAAGCCATGTTCGTCTCCTTTTTTGTTTTGTTTTGTTTGTAACAACATTTCTGCTGTTACTAGTCTATTAGACACATTAGTATATATACTTATCTATACCCACATCAACACATTAGTATATATACTTATAACTACAATTAATATGTATGTCAACTGAAGTTATTTGCCCATACTGCGGGCATGTATGGATGCGTAAAACCGATACAAAAAGCAGAGCATGTCCCAAATGTCACCGGACGGTAGTCCCGAGAACGCCGCGGGAAAATCTGACGTGTAACCGGTGCGGAAATGTATGGGAGCCGAGAGCATCAGGTAAGATTCCCGGCACGTGTTCCCAGTGTAAATCGCCATACTGGAATAAGGAGCGGGTGAGGTGACAGCCGCCCAATCCGAAGAATCACAAACGAACATGAAAAAAGCGTATGCATGCTATACATGCACACACGCCATATTACCGGAAGAGTATTGGTGGAACCCCGCGCATATGGTCACATGCACTAAGACCCGGACACCAACGATCATTCCCGCTAAGAAAAAATGCCAGAAATATACTATTATTCCATAAACCATATGTTGGTTTACACAACCATTCTTTTTTATCTATAAACTGTATGTTAGTTTATCAACACGGCGAAACACATATTACAGATTAAACATTATATATACTCTATGCCTAAATCGACGAACGCAGAATATGAAGCGAGAATAGCCGCGGTATATCGGTTATTAATACAAGGGTCAAGGCGGCGGGATAT